GCGATACTGGGTTTTAGTCTTCTAGTTTGAAATGGGATGAAGTCAAACTAAACCTCTTGTTTAAGGAGGCCTAGCTGGCCAAGAGTGGACTCCCACCGTTGCAACCTAGAAACCTTTGAAAGTTCTCTGGTTCCGATGATAGGAAGATCGATGTCACCATCGAGGATCTTATCAAGGTTACCACCAAGGATATCATATAGTGGAACAAAAGTTTCACCAATGAGATCTTTGACATAGTCAACTGACCTCTGGTCGAGGTCACCTAACGAAGTACGACGACTAATCGTATCTCGATAGGAACTAGACATTTTACTTAACTTACTCATATAGAGAAGTTTTGTAATCTGCCTGTTGTAGCCCATGAGCCTTTCTTTAGGTTCATAAGGTGAAATGAGCAGATCCATGAAAGGATCAAGTCGGATTCTTAGGGACAAACCCTTAGGATTCCAGCCTAAGCCCCCTAGTTCTGTAGGTAACCCACAAATCAAATCAACTACCTTCCTCTGACGAGGGAGTAATAGTGGATAGAGATGAGGGGATGATCTGACAATATCCACAAAGGAATCGTCAGATAACCTACGCCATTTAAACTGAAAAATCTTCTCATCCTTAAGAAAAAGGATGGATCGAAATTCAGCTAAAATGGATGAGCTAATGGTCTTACTTTCTGATACTGGACATTTCATCTTAGCGAGAGCAGCTCGGTACTTCACATAGAGATCATCATCGAGAATGACAACATCGTCACCCAAGATAAAGAACTCACCATCATACTCTTTTCCAAGAAGTCCTTGCAAAAGGATTCCATGGGAGATAGCAAAAGATGCAAAGCTAGGGAATAATCCCAAGGGTTGACCTTTAGTCCATCTCAAAGTGTGACTAGATGAAGTAAGCTCATTTGGGAAATCTTTTGGAACAGACCACTCCGACTTGGAAATCTCAACGAAGAGATTTACATACTGAGGAAAATCAAAGAAGATACGTCTATTGACGATCTCTTGGATATCCAGAGGGAAGTAGTCTGTAGCACCAGAAAGATCTACAGAATGAACTTTATTACCAGACTGCAAACGCTCAGAGATTGCAAGATCAGCTTTTGATTGCTCAAAAGTGCAATCCCAAGGAAGAGATTTTAAAACGCTATATAGGACCTTACCAAAGGGTTCCATAACACGTTGAAATACTCTACCAGGATTGGCAACAGCACGAAGTTTGTAACCAGCTTCTTGAATAAGGCCTATGCGGCCTACAACAAGACTGCCTGGCTTAGGATGAGGATTACTCCTCATACCAAACGCAGTGTAGTTGCGCACCAAATAGTCCATCTCGGGTTCTAGTCCTCGAAGTATAGGATTATAGAACTCAAAGAATCGTAGATAGTGAGATAACCCGGCTTCACAGTCGAGAAAACCTAAACTATCAACAATTCCTGCATCCTCTGGAACATTACCCCAAGGGGTAGGAGCTCTTTTGGAAGGAGACGGATTATAAGAGAGCAAAGGCTTGAAGTTAGGCAGTTTCCTGCATTTCTTCAGTCTACAAAGCTGAATCCCAACATTCATCACTTCGATGATGTCGGGTGGTAGTGGTACTGCTTGCGCAGTAACACCATCGGTAAACTTCTTTGCTTGACTGGTTGTAAC